CTATCAGCACAATGCCTTAACAGGCAACAGTGTCAATACAATAAAGCTGTGGCACATATATGGCGACGACAATGCAATACGTTGGGGACAAGGCGCAGCACTAAATAACTCGTCCTCCACTACCTTTGAAACTGACTCTGATGACAGCGGCGGACAGTATACTATGATAGACATACACGGTAGTAGAAACTCTATTGCTGGATATCAAATGAATTCAGGAAGTGGATCCCACACGGCAGACATATACATATGGGGCGACGACAATTCAGCTTGGATCAGACAAAAGAACAACAACTCAAAGAACTTAGACCTGACTATTAAGAACGACGACAATGAAGTATCAGTTCTTCAGACAGGTGCTGCATCTCACTCTGCCACTATTACGCTAGATGGGTCTGAAGGCACTAACTTAAACTTAATCCAGCAAGGTACCACCGCACAAAGCTATACATTGAATCAATCTTGCGTTACCACCGGAGGTTGTAGCATAACTGTGCTCCAACAGTAGATGAAATTCTTCACTTCAATATGGATGGTTCTTATTGTATTAGCTATAGGACTCTCACTACGAGTAACTGACAACGTCACTCTCCAGCAACTTCGTTACATGGGGTTTGATCAAAAGATTACCTCACTTCCCAAAACAAAATCAGAAGACGTTGTTATTTTAAACATTGGAGAAGGTACGCTGGCTAAAGAAGGCCAATATCCTTTCCCTAGAGGCCACTATGCAAGGATGATTAGTGATCTACTCAACGCTAATGCTGGGGTCACTGGCTTCACAATACTATTTGCAGAGCCAGACAGGTTCAATCAAGACAACGTATTCATATCATGGGCTGGTGAACCAAGTGCAGTCGTTTTGCCACAGATGCTTTCGAGCAAAGGCTTGACTACAGAGGCAAGGCGAGAGAATATAGTTACGTCTGGCGATGGCGATCCGTTAAACTGGACTGATCAGTATGCTGGCATTGCGGCAAACATGCCTGAGCTAGAAAAAGTCGTTAGAGGGGTCGGAACAGTCAACGTGACTCCATCATCTGACGGTCTTGTTAGGAAAATTCCACTAGTCACACAGTCGGGCGGCAAGATATACTCGAGTTTCCCGATAGAAGTGATACGATCGATCAATAATACCAAGGGTTACACCATTAAAGTGTCCAAGGACCTTGGAATCGACTCCTTATACATCCATCCGAGAGAATTTAAGACGGAACGAGACGGATCAATCTGGATAAATTGGGATAAGACGTTTGATGAGTACGAATGGGGAGTAGATACGCTACCAAATCTTCAAGGCAAGACTGTTATTATTGGTCTAGCTGCGGAGGGACTGTCAAATCCAGTTCCGACTGCAAATGGCCCGATGTATCCTCATCATCTGCAAGCACAATTGATACAGTCTCTGTTGAACCAGACGTATGGAGAGACAAACTCTCAAATAAAGCGTCCTTACTGGACAGATCTTGCGGAAATAGCTCTAGCTCTAGTTGGATCTCTGGTGCTGATTGTGGCAGTGTATTATCTACCCCTGCTAGTCTCATTTTTTCTCGTTGTAGGAACTGGATTCTCCTCCTACTTCGTTGCCGATTGGCTATGGACTTCTTCAACGGTCCTCCTTGATTGGACGTTTGTTACAATATTATATATTATACTCGCTTTGCAGGTGTATGGCAACAACTTTTGGATCCAATTTAAGTTGAGAGAGCAAATTAAAGGTCAATTTGGCACATATCTGTCGCCAGACATGGTGAACATGCTGTGTAAGGACCCATCACTGCTTAAATTAGGCGGTGAGAGAAAAGAGATGACCTTTATGTTTGTGGATATATGTGGATTTACCCCTATATCTGAGCATTATAAGAATAAGGATGATCCTGAAGGATTAGTTGAGCTTATTAACAAGTTTCTTGACATGCAGACTAAGATTATCCTAAATAATGGTGGAACAATAGACAAATATATGGGTGATTGTATTATGTCATTTTGGAATGCGCCGCTTGAGTGTCCCAATCATGCAGAACTAGCTGTTAAGTCGGCAGAAGAAATTTTAATCGCAACCAAGGTGTTAAATGAAGAGCTTAAACCACTCGGTCTTCCCCCTATCAATGTTGGTATCGGCATTAATACTGGTGAGTGTATCGTTGGAAACATGGGCTCAGAACTTAGATTTGACTATTCCGTCATTGGAGATGCAGTCAACCTGGGCGCCAGACTGGAAAGTCAAACCAGAAATTATGACGGAGTTGATGTGTTGCTGGGCGAAGAAACATATAGACAATGTCCAGAGAGATCGTTTACTGAGGTTGACAGAATTACCGTTAAGGGAAAAACAGAACCTGTTACCGTATTTACGATTTGATCAACAAAACACAAACAAAAGTAGACTTTATTGGTATTGGATTGCCATTAATGTATTAGATGTACATACTACTAATAGAGCTTTAAATAAAAACCCATACGTAATAGAACTAAATTCACTACTTCCAAGAAGACCTTCTTTAGAAGAGCTAGTGTTACATAAGATATTAGTATTAGGATATATAGAGTGGATTAATGTAGATGTAAACTATGCTTTACCCAATATAATACTAACTGCAGCCGTTATTAATAACTACAAGTTGGGGAATTTCCCAGTTGAAAGGTAATTACCTTAGAAATATACTCCCCCAAGTGTTGACTCCACCCCAAAATTCAGGTATAATGCACTTCTAACTTATGATATATCATCGACAATTGTCAAGTTATCCGGTTGACTTCATTGTTGTTTTGATGTATAATAGGGCTACATTAACTAGGAATGGCACATGAATAAAGTAATAATTACCGACGTTGACGGCGTCCTGTTGAACTGGGAAGATGCTTTTATCACATGGATGGAACACCAAGGACATAAAAGACAAGAAGGCGCACAATTTATATACAGCGCCGGCAAGCAATTTGGCATGTCACAATCAGAAGGACATAGGATGGTTGAGATATTCAATCAATCAGCTACTATGGGATTCCTACCGCCGCTGAGAGATGCTCAGCACTACATGAAGCTATTAACTGAGAAGCATGGATATAGATTCATTGCTTTAACCTCTCTGTCCACAGACAAGTATGCTAAGAAGCTAAGAGAGAAGAACCTCGCCAAGCTATTCGGCGAATGCTGGGACGACGTTATCTGTTTAGCTACGGGCGCAAATAAAGACAAGTCACTGACTATGTTGCATCACATACATCCCGGAGCATATTGGATTGAAGATAAACTAGAAAATTTAAAGGTAGGGGTTGAATTAGGATTCAAAGGAATCTTGGTTGAGCACGGATATAATATGGGTACGCATGAGGACGAATCATTCTTCACAGCAACTACCTGGGAAGAAATTTATAATCACATCACACAATAAGGAAGGTTGATGCTATTACTATCATGTACTGGTACTAAAGGAGGGAGGCTCTCCAAGAGTCTTACTGTAAAATTAGAGACAGCAGCATATTTTTATGCTAAGAAATTAAAGGTGGCAGATAAAGATGCCTTCTTAGAGATTAGGGTTCCTCGCAAGAGAGGCTTTATAGGTGGGGGCATTGGTGGGTTATGTGGCGCGTCAGAAGAAGAACATGATACGGGTCAGGAATACATGCACATCGAAATAGATCTCGCTAATACAACAATTAGCGAGATGTTAAGATATCTAGCACACGAGATGGTTCATGCCAAGCAATACCTTATGGGTGAGCTTTGTATTGATGTTAGAACGTGGAAAGGAGTTCGGTTTGAATCCAAGTTGAATGATGCATATGATATCAATGCGCCTTGGGAAAAAGAAGCGTATAGAGTTGAGAACACTTTGTACAAACAATTGATTAAGAATTTTGGAGAAAATTATGTCAGAAGTAGATAAAAAAGAATTCGCTAGCGTAGACAAAGCAGTCTTCCTATTAGCGTCAGCACTTGATGCTCAGTTGAGAGTTCAGGCGCTAGTGTTTGCATTTCAAGACCTAGAAGAGGACTACCTCAGAAACTGGTTGCAGAAAGAAAAGGATCCAGTACTAGGTACCGTGATTGCACAGCTGTTAGGCTTGAGAGAGCCGGAGGCACCAAATGCCGGTTAAGTCAGGTGGCAGAATGCCAGACTTCAGGTATCAAGATCGGGTAGCTGGAGATTTCATGACGAAGGTTCTACGCGACCAAGCCAACAAAGGCAGGGTAGTTCTATTTGGACTACCAGGCGCATTTACGCCTACGTGTTCTAATCAGCAGCTTCCCAAGTATGAAGAGATGTACGATGATATCATATCTGCTGGGGTGGATGATATTTTCTGTACCTCTGTAAACGATCCATTCGTAATGAATGCTTGGTTTGATAGCTTGGACATTAAGAAAGTCAAGTCCGTCCCAGACGGCAATGGTGATCTTGCACAGGCTCTTGGTATGTTTGTAGCTAAGCGTAATTTAAACTTCGGACATCGCTCATGGAGATATGCTATGGTGATCGATATGAAGAACAAGATCATTGAAAAGGTATTTGCTGAAGAAGGCTATGCAGACAACATGGAATCAGATCCATATGAACTATCCAACCCTGAGAATGTATTGGAATGGCTAAAGAACCAAAGCTAAGACATCTATCGTGGAGCGATATTGAGGAGCTGACCACGTATGTGGCAGCTAACCTCAGCTACGATCTCCCAGACTGTGTAGTAGGCCTGGCTCGCGGTGGGCTAATACCTTCTGTACTGCTCTCTAACACGCTTGGCATCTCAATGGAGTGCATTAACCTGTCCTTGCGCGATTCAAAGGTGTCAGGGAGCGTAGAATTGTTTGAGGCTCAGTTAAAGAACTTAGATAAATATAAGAACATAGCAGTGGTTGACGACATTTGCGACAGTGGTAAGACCTTCCACGTACTTGATATTCATTTACATGACAGAGGTCACCGAAACATCAAATGGTGTGCTCTAATGTCTAAAACCTCTTCTATGTTTGAGCCAACTATTGTTGGTGAGATGATACACAAAGCCAACAATTCAGATTGGATCGTATTTCCTTGGGAGGGATAATGGAATATTTAAAGAAGCTACTTAAAGAAAGAACATCACAGGATGGCATTGTATTAATTGCTATATGTGGTTCTATTATTTTGTTTGGTGGATTGGTTAAGATTTTTGCATGGGCTGGTTTAGCTTATGGCATTTACACGTTGATAAAGACGGAGAGTTAAGACAATGTGGAACCCCGTTAAGATATTTAAACTAACCAGAGTGCTTTGGAAGAGAGATGCGGGATATGATAATAAAGACCTACAGGCAGCTGCAACAGTAGCCGTAGAACTGAATAGTCAATTCGAATTTCCATCCAACATTAGGCTGATAACGCACTATCGGAAAACAGAAAAAGGCCGCGACATTCTTTGGGGTCGAAGAAATTACTCCAAAGAGCATCAGAGGGATGTTATCATCCCTCGTATCACAGACCAAAAAACTATGGAAGCAATGGCACCAAATACTGTAGGAGGCCATTACCAACATCTAATAAAGAACTGGTCTTTTAGAGAGCTTTGGGACAAAAGGTTTGCAATGGTGGGGGATAACTGGAGACATGAAGTTCGCTCCAATATATCCAGACACGTATTCCTATGTCATGATTTTCAACATATTCTGTTTAGGTATGATACGTCTCAGATGGGTGAAGCATGTATCCAAGCTGTTACTCATACTATGACTAGGCACTTTGGTCCTAAATATGCCTCGTATATGATGGCCCTTAGGTTATGCCATCAGTATAAAAGCTGGCAGCCAATGAGAGTATTGCGAGAAGCATATCGGATAGCCAATGCAGTGGATCAAGACTTCTGGTTCCTCAACCCATTAGAGATTATCGACATGGACATTCAAGAAGCGCGCGACAAGTATAATATTGGCGCTCCTGTTGAGTACGTTCGCTTCTCTACTGACAATAAAGAAAACTTCAGGTTCGATCAAATTCATCCTGAATACAATGATGTTACTATGACGGACGCTGTAATTTAATGTTCATAAAAGACAAGAAGTGGGATTGGCCTATCCTTAAAGTGCTAAAGGGTGAGAGGAAGTTTGATCTGAGGTTCGTCAGGGACCTCTTGATCTTCGTGTTCCTCTTTAAGATAATAGTAATCAATGGCTTCATTGTAGTGTCAAATCTAGTGTTCGGTACTACCTTTGAATATGGACCCATTCTAAGAGCAGTAGGACTAATCTAATGGCATACTCAGACGCAGTTGTAAAAAGGTTCGAAGCAGTACTTGCTAACCCTCATAAGCACTCAGTGGGAAAGCTCGATAGAAATGATCCCAAAGTGGCAACTGGTCTAGCTGGAGCTCCGGCTTGTGGTGATGTCATGCAACTTCAATTATTACTTGATGATGACGATAGAATTGTTGACGTTAAGTTCAAAACATATGGTTGCGGATCCGCAATCGCCTCCTCATCTCTATTTGTAGACATGATGATGGGCAAAACAGTCGAAGAAGCAAAGCTAATCAAGGACAAGGACATTGCGGCCGCTTTAGACCTTCCTCCCATTAAACTACATTGCTCGGTACTAGCAGAAGATGCTATCAGGCAAGCAATGATAGATTACGAGTCGAAGACCACTCCTAATTACACCCACCCAATTTTAGATCAGAGACCTACCGAATCAGAAAGGATGCAAGCAGAGTTAGAACCAATTTATCATCCAACAGAGCACGATGAGTCAGATGAGTTAGAGAGCTCTAAGAAGTCTGAGGCGGTATAGAATGAAAGCAGATATAGATTTTACAGACCGTGCCATAGAGCACATACTTGCAAACATAAGAATGCCCTCACCAACTCTCCGTCTAGGATTAAAGCCGGCAGGGTGTACTGGATTTGAGTATGTAATCGAGTGGGACAACATCATTGCAGCATCTGACTTCACTGAAGATTTTGGTGACTTTACAGTTGCAATCAATTACAGTTCGTACAATATGATCAGAGGATCAACCGTCGACGTTGTATCTGAGGGCCTAAATAAGGTAGTAAAACTTATTAATCCCCAAGAAACAGCATCTTGTGGTTGCGGAGCAAGTGTAACCTTTTAAGGAAACTATATTATGGCTAAGTGGACAATCTACTCAAAGAACAACTGTCCTTATTGCGACAAAGCAAAGTACGCACTAAAAGACGAAGATGTTGAAGTTAAAAACATATCAGACAACCCCGACTACCTAATTGAGCTCATGAAGAGGAATCCTGTAGCTAGAACTATGCCTCAGGTCTTTAAGGGGGATCAGCTGGTTGGTGGATACGACTCTCTACGGGCATTGCTAATGGTAACGACGGGAGAGTTGTCCCTGTGAAGTTGATCATTGAGGGCGATCCTAATGCCCGTGAGGATATGTCTAAGGACGCCATGGGCGGTACCGAGCTTATGAAGCATGCTCTGTACAATAAGCTCCCAATGAACGTATTAGACAAGTTCAACATTATTCCCTCACGTGTATTAGGAGAGCTTCCTACAGACAAGAAGAACATCCTATGGCTACATGACACTGAATCAGATCCCGAAGCGCAACACTTAAAGAACGGCGGATGGAAGAAGTTTGACAAGCTAGTGTTCGTGTCACATTATCAGAGACAGCAGTATCAAAGTTTTCTAGGTGTTCCACCTAGCGCTGGGGTCGTGTTGCAGAACGCTATTGAACCAATCGAGGGTCATGAGAAGCCAGATCCAAAGGAATGTGTTAATGTGATATATCACACTACTCCCCACAGAGGTCTCGAGCTCCTAGTCCCTATTATGAAACACATCAGAGAGGTACTTCCAGATGTCAAGTGGCATCTAGATGTATACTCGTCGTTCGGTGTATATGGGCCCAACTGGGAACAGAGAAACGAGCCCTATAAAGAATTATTTAAAACCATTGATGAAGATCCTAACATGACGTATCATGGTTTTGTAAGTAATGGTGAAGTCAAGGAAGCACTCAAGAAGGCTCACATATATGCTCTACCAAGCATCTGGCCTGAGACTTCTTGCATAAGCATGATTGAAGCAATGAGTGCGAGATGTGTTGTCGTACATTCCTCATTAGCAGCGCTCCCAGAGACTGCTGCTAATTGGACCCTGATGTATGACTACACAGAAGACAACAATGACCATGCGCGCAGGCATGCGCTCACACTGATGGATGCACTGAGGATCTGTAGTGATGAAAATATGAACGATCGTCTTGACATGCAGAAAGCATATACGGACGGTTTCTATTCCTGGAAAGTGAGGGCGCAACAATGGGAAGTATTTCTACAGAGTCTGTAAAAAAGGTGACAGAGAACGATCAACTAAAAAACATGATAGCTGAGCAGAACGCTCAGATCTATAAGTTATACGGAAGAGTTAATGATCTGTTGGAGGAGAATACTAAACTAAAGGCTGACGTTGTCGAATTGAGCTCGCAAGTCGAGAAACTTCAATAGGTATTCGTTTCTCTCTTTAGCGTTCTTTGTGAACACTTGAGGTTCGGACTCTCCATCAACACCGATGATGATAACCAACTGAGGTACTTTGATGTTGGTTCGTTCCTCAAACATAAAGCTGTAAGCAGCTGCCTGAATGAAGTAATTCTGGATCCAGGCCTCTGGCTTTCTTTTCCTGGAAGTCTTAAAATCGATAATAGATATCTTGTCATTGTAATCTGCAACGAGATCTACTTGGCCAGCTGTTCTAAGGTAATTGCTGTACAAGAACCCTTCTACTGATCTAATGTTATCTACCTTAGCATCTAACTCACCTTTGATAGACATAAACATCTCTTTGTTTGCAGGCATGACTTTGTCATCCATGTCTAGATTCAAACAATAGTCTTCGCATAACTTGTGAACCGATGTGCCTCTTGTAGTTGCTTGGTTAGTAATCTTATTAGCAACCTCATCGCCGACTCTTTTCCTCCAAGCGACGATAGCGTCCTTGCTCATCTGACCTGTAATGGTTGTGACTGAAGGATAGTGGGAGCCATCCGGAGTTTCGTATACCCTCTTTCCATCGATGTTCTTTCTAGGAAGTTGCTGAAGGTCTGATATGATGTGCTTGAACGATCTTTTGATCATAGTGTACAACTTTTGATTAATATAGGTACATTATACACCAAATTTGGCGTTAAGTCAACAGGCTAAGAGGCGCAGTCTACGGTAGAGGGCCTTTCATTAAGGGGAAAGACCATAACACCTTCTTACGTGACGTATCCTAATTCTTCCTTAGCTATGATATACTGCTTAACCAGGCCTGAGCGGACAATGTCCTCTCTATCAAATTCGACACGCTGGAATGACTCCATTCTACTTATTACATTCATGAACTTAGTGAGGCCTTCCTTCTCATTTCTCTGCAGATCTGATTGAGCGAAGTCTCCACATAGGATAAGTCTAGTCTTCTTGCCCAGCCTTGTGATAACAGAGTCCAGTTCATGGAACGTCATATTATTTATTTCGTCTACTAGGACAACACAATTATTAAGAGTAGTACCACGAATAAAGGAAGTGGGGATGAATTCAACCATAGACTTGTTTTTAAGAATATCGTATCCGTCACCACGTTTGAATAGATCATTTGCAATCGTTGAGTAAGGTTGTTCATATACTTTCAATTTCTCCTCTACTGATCCAGGAAGGAATCCTATGTCGCGCGTAGGCACTGCTGACCTAACTATGACCAGTTTCTTATAGTTGTCGTTGAGTACTTCTTGAAGGCCAAGGTACATCCCAATAAAAGTCTTACCTGTGCCAGCTGTCCCATGAAGCAATAAGTTGTATCCTTGCGATTCGAAAGCCGTAAAGGCTATTGACTGATTGTCAGTCAGAGGCGTAATGTCCGAACAGTTAAAGTTACCTATGTTGATCTTGTTGTCCGTGTCGAGAACACCCTGTTGTCTCAGCGAGCGTTGTTCTCTTTTAGTCATCCTAGACTGCCTCAAGATTGTCCTCCCATCATTCCAATTACTCCAGCGTTCTTCTTCCATTTGTCTACTGCTGCGTTGGTCTTAACTTGCTTGACCGTTTTGTGTCCTCCACTTATACTTCTACCGAGGTTTGAATTTGGATGCTCTGCTGCCATCTTCTTGAGGAGGTCCTGGAATCCGTCATCCGTCTTCACACCGCCAACCCCTGAAACAATCATAGGAGGTTTCAGTATAATTTGTTTGATATGAGGGTTCTCTTCGAGGAAGGCGTCTTTCTCGGCAAACTTGAATAGCGCCTCGAACACCTCATTGTTTTCCATGTCAAGGAAATCGTAGAGCGGCATTTTGTTTCCTTAGATTGTGTTTTCGGGATCGATCAGGAAGTCAGGATAGGCTTCCTTAACCATTTGCTTAGTAATACCCTTGACTGATCTATTTTTGACTTCACACAACAGGGCTGCATCATCTGGATCAAGCTCTTCCAGCATTGTGACAAATATGGACTCTCTTCTTAAAGGTTTAATGGTCTTATGACCCCCCTCTAAGAAAAGGTACATACGCCTCATATCTGCGTATAGGTGGCCCTGTACATCCATTGACTTAGCCAACGGGGTGTACGGCGGTGTACCTTCCGGTAACGCCCATGTTAATCGCGCATCGTAAGCTAATTCAAACAAACCTCTTAGCACCGGATGATCATAGTATCTCAGAAGGTCGATCTTCTTCTTCGCTGATTTTTCTTTCCTAATTTCTAGGACTATTTCGCCCATTCCTTTTTTCATATTAAAACTCACCAATTGATTCCATCAAGTTTGTTAATTTGGACTTGATGAAATAGTTAAACAGCTTACCTCGTGATTGAGTCGGCTTGTTAAATTCTTCTAATACCTGAGACTTTATGTATTCTGGTATCCTGTGTAGATCTACTAACTCTCGGTTTCTGATAAAGTTCCGAACCCACTCTTCAGTGCATCCATCTACCTTATCAATACCACCCAAGTCAGAGATCGCCCTTGTTATTTTATTTATAACAGTTTGTCTAAGAGGTGTCTGTCTGACCCCCGAAACAAAACAATCATCCTGCGATAGCACATTAGGAATACCATCTCCTCTATCTCCCTTCAATATATGCTCGATGAGGTATGAGTGAGGCTTGTCGTGTCTCAAGTGCCTCTTCCTAACTGGATCATATTGATATACGTTAGTGTGTGTCTGAAGCTGAGCAAAGTCTTTATCGCCCGACATAATTAATATCTTCTCAGCACCGTCACCCAGAATAGCTCCGTGCTCGTGACATATGACGCCAATAACGTCATCGGCTTCAGCCTTGTCAATCTGAATATTCTTGTATGGAAAATATTCTTTTAGCTCATCTCTGATCTTGTTGAGGGAGTCGAACAGACTGCTCCAATCCAATTCAGAGTCCTGTCTTGCTTTTTTTCTATGAGCCTTGTAGTATGGGTATATGTCTTTTCTCCATATGTTAGTGGAGTCACAGCATATAACTAATTCGCCGTACTCGTTTGAGAACTTATTCTTATAGCCTCTAAGTGCATTGAGCACCATGTGCCTGAGAAGATTCTCATCGAGATCGATGTTGGTGTGTGATCCAATCTGAGCCATCAGATTGGAAATCATAACTTGATTCAAGTCTACTAATATCATAATGATGGTTACCTTTTTTACCCATTATACCCCATTAGGTAATTAAAGTCAACTCAAAGGTCGTCGAGGTGTTCTCTTTGAATCGTCTCATATACCGATTTAAAGATATCACCCTCTTCCGCTGAGATGATTTGCTCTGTTATCTTATGGAGCGGGTGAGGAATATTACATGCTCTTAACATAGTGGCCTTAATGGCCTCACAAATCATAAGCATATCATGCTCAATTTTTGGACTCATGCTGAGATCCATTCCTTGGGCTCCAATGTTATCGAAGATCTGGTAAGACATTTCAATAGAGCTATCGAGGATAAATTTTTGCTGATATGCTCTAATGTTTGCCTGCCTCTGCTCTTCGGTTTGAGGAGCTCTCTCAACATTGTTGATCAGCGCTTTTGATAATGGAAACTGTATTATGTTGTCTTTCATAATACTATTTAGTCTTTGCAGCTTTGGCCTCTCTTGCTAATCTAAGTCTTTCTACAAGAGCTGTTTTTTGCTCTGGAGTCATCACTCGCTTCTTTTTCTTAGTATCCACTGGCTCTGACTCTGGCGACATGGCATATTCCTGAGAGAGGAGTCTTGATGGCAACCCATAGTCACTACGCTCATTGTTGTCCATTTCTTCTGTCCACTCTGCCCTACAATCCTGATACCAGACTCCAACCTCGCGCTTAGGCATTCCGGACGGATAGTATGCCATTGCTACGCAACTCTTTTTGGCCCTAGATTCCATGCGGCCGCCAGCAAACATACTTACATATGTCCCGTGCTTGAGGTATGTCTCCAGCTGGCCAACATATCCATTCCACATTTCATACTTGGCGCGAGCGCCTTTAATGTCATGTCGAATATCATTCCTAGCTGCTGACTTCAATGAGGTAGCCTCTCTGAGCCACTCGCGGACATTCTTAAAGCTGTAAGGATGAGCGTCAGGAAGGCCTACTACGGTAGCGCTATACTGTGTGTACTTAGGAGGGTTCTTTTTGTATTTCTTTTCCCTTGCCAAAGCTAGTCGCTCTGCTCTCAGAGATTTCTCTTCTGTACTTAATTCTAATTTCTTCTTCATAACGCGTCTACCACCCTCATTTGTCTAATTGTTGTTCCACCGTACACCATTGATGCGTCAGCTCCATGATCAAGCGTCCGTCCTCTGTTTGGGCAATACACTTGGGTCACCGCCGCTCTCTCCCTGTTTACAAACTGTAAATTTACATTCTTTTGTATAATGTGCTGGAGATGTTTCATGTCGTTCCCAGTGGCCACCATATTCAAGTTAGTATGATCTGGCCACAAGACCGACGTGTCACTATGATCTCGGTATGGGGCTATTGTACACCATCTTTCGCAAGAAGTAAACAGCTCCGCCATTGGCCCTGCACAGGCGCGGACTTTACCTTGAATGTATGATAGCTCTATAAATCGAGCCAGTCTAGGAGACATGGTGTAGCACTCCATTGCTATGCCTGGATTCCACAGCTCATATATGTCTGCTTTGGGGAGGTGGTGACCCCACTTATCTGGGCGATCTAGACATGCGTCGTGTTCCAATATAATATGACGCTTCCCAGTCTCAGCTATCAATAGCCACTCACGGAAATGGCTCATGAAACATGCCTGTTCCGTGATTGTTTTTACGCGCTTTTGATCTTTGTATTTGTTGGTGCGGAGGTAATCCTCCCATTCGATGACGAAGGATTGATCTTTGATGGTATCAGGTGTGACACATTGCACTTTTTCTATCTCAATTCCAGATCCCTCGAACGATTTAATCGAGTAATCGGCATATTTCATAGACAGCTCATTGTTAAAGTCACATATCATGCGGGCTTTCATATAGGTATTTATACGATTTATTTTCATTTATTTTCGATTTGCTGTTGACTTCAAATCGACGTTATAGTATAATGGGGGTATATTAAGGAGAAAACAAATGCAAAATTACATCACAAAATACGAATACACAGGCGCAAACGCCGCATTACTAGCAGCTTCAGGAGCTGATGAGGTTATGACTTTTAAGCAAGCGCTTACCATAAAAGGTATGTCTGGCAAGAAAATGAAAGGCATTAAGAAGTGTGCAACATTGATCAGGTTCTCTAGCAAAGACAAAGTGATCGACGAGAACGGAGTTGAGAAGCCAAAGCCAATCTTCTTCTCAGTGTTTGATGCCCAGGACGTATTAAAGAGGTTAACAGCTTAATTAGCTGTTGACTTCAAATCAACAATGTTGTATAATGGTTATATATTAAGGAGAAACAGAATGACAAAATTTAACAAAAAAGACTTCACTTGGGACGGAATGTACCTCATGTACAGAGGCAGACACACACAGTCTGTGGACATGGATGTTGCAAACCCTGGGTGTCACCCATCATGGATTGGAGTTCCAAAGCCAGAGTTCATAGCTAGATTTAAGTATGGCAACTACAAGCCTTGGAAGGCGTGGGTCAACTTCCTAGTGAAGAATGTGACTGTTGAGCAGTACATGGCTTTAAGTAACACCAAAGATGGTGGTAGTCCAGTACACGCAATGAAAACTTTAGGTTATAAGGGGAAGAAATAATATGAATAAATTAAACGCAAACAACGAAAGGCCAAACGCTCTACATTACCAGGTGTTTCAGAGTAATGACAGAGAGTGTATGTTTCAAGGTGCTAAGCATTGGGACGTCTCTAAGAGCGACAAGTACAGACAAGTATGTTCTGTAAACTTCTTTGGCGGGCTTCAGTTGGAAGGCGGAGACTGGTACCTAGACAATAAAGAAGAAGTGTTCAAGGTTCTGAACGGGTACTACTATAACGAAGAAACAAACCACGATGACGTATACGACTGTCACGTAGTAGGGTTCGGCGTAAGGCGCGGCGTACGTAAAGATGGTTCTAAGTGGGAGTGCAGAGATATGCATAGCCTATCTGTAGGGGACATCCTTGTAGATTACAATGACCTAGAGAACTACGGTAAGGCTTACATTGTTGATAGCTTTGGATTTAAGGAGATTGAGTTCAATGCTCCGATCGACTTAGACAAGCTACCTATCAATGATCAGAGAGTAAGATCTGTGATCGCAACTGAGGTGCAGTTCTAATGAGAGCTGCATATATTAAAATAATTGAGTTTGCTGTTGACTTTTAGCAACAAACTCTGTAAGATACTCTTTGTGAGAAGAGCAGGGGAGAAAGATATGGATATACTAGAAGGAAATAAAAAGGCTCGATGCAGTTGCATTTGGCGAGTTATGTAGACGAGCTGCTAACGAGGACAATCTCGGGGCACGACTTGTTGAAGGAATATCAATTGAGATCATGGCTAGTGATGGCGGACTGATTGAAGAGCAAATGAATTACGTAGGAGAGTTTTAATGATAGTTAATGGAATCAAGTTACATCATATAGCCACTGGCATTATGGAAGAGATACCTCTTAATGGTAAAGAGATGCAGTTGGCTTTGGATAAAGGACCCGATCAAAATAATAGTTGGGCGATGATGTGTGATAGCGTCGAGCACAGAACAGGGACTGCCATAATGGATGGCAACTGGGAAGTGGAGAATTTAGTTCTCGCTGGAATAAACAAAGTATTTCATTAGTAGCTGTTGACTTCAAGTCAAATAGGTAGTATAATAGACGTATAAGTTAAACAATAGTGTACAACTTAAAATAGGAAATCATCATGGCACATATGGTAGAAACAATGGCTTACGCAGGACAACTTCCCTGGCACGGCCTTGGTACGAGAGTATCAGAAAATATTTCAGTCGACGACATGCTCAAAGAGTCTGGATTAGATTGGGAAGTTCAAAAGGTTCCAGCTTACGCTGAGCTGAATGGACAAAAGATCGCGAGTGGGCATGACATGCTTATTCGTACTTCAGACAACACTGCTCTGGACATGGTATCAGGAAACTGGAACCCAGTACAGAATGCAGAAGCGTTCGACTTCTTTAGAGAGTTCGTTGAAGCTGGTGACATGGAAATGCACACTGCTGGATCTCTTCAAGATGGCAAGCGCGTTTGGTGTTTGGCAAAAGTGAACGATAGCTTTACTATCAATGGGAACGATAAAGTGGATAGCTACATGCTACTTACTAATCCTCATATGTATGGAAGAGCTGTCGACATTCGATTCACTCCAATTAGAGTTGTTTGCAATAACACTCTAACTCTTTCTTTAGGACAAAAGTCTGACTATCAGGTTTCCATGTCTCACAAGAAAGCGTTTGATGCTGAAGAAGCTAAGTCTCTTCTAGGCATTGCTAAGGAGAAGCTAAATCAATACGAGCAGATGGCTACGTTCTTGTCAGCTAAGCGTTGGACTGATGAAACTCTGAAGCAGTATTTGGCTGTGGTGTTCCCCAACACGAACCCGAACGCTAAAACGAAGACGTTTAATGTTAAGGACTTTGATCAGTATGCTTCAAAAAATGCCAAGAGAGCATTAGAAGTTATGCCTACACAGCCTGGTGCTGAGATGGGTAGAGGGTCGTTCTGGCAGGCATACAATGCTGTTACATACTTAACTGATCATGAATTAGGTCGTAGCGCAGACAGCCGTCTAGCTTCAGCTTGGTATGGTCTTAACAAAGTTAAGAAGGTAAAAGCACTTGAGACAGCAATCGAGTTCGCGGAAGCTGCTTAATCAAAAAGGTCCCTCTAGGGACCTTTATACCGTGTAAGGGTCCCTCTAGGGACCTTTCCTCGTACTATAAATAATTCATATGACTGATATAATGAACCCAGAATTTGAAATCAAACAACTCCTCACGATTGAGGACTGCGTTGAATTGATCAAATATAGAGTGACGTGCGAGACCCTAGAGGCACATCAAGACTACAATTTGTTTGATGTTAGCAAGACCATAATACACAATGAACATCTCGGAGAGTATACGAAGGCTGAGCCAAAGGCTCTCGCAGCTATTAACAAGCTGCAGGCCGAGGCAACGCGTAGAGGGGTGGGTCGGATGTGGACAAAGTATTTTCTATACTACGGTGAGGATGGATTTACCAGGCACCACACAGACGACGATGCTAATGTCGGACTGACAATGGTAACCCTAATTGATCAAAAGAATCTAGAGGGTGGGGAAACGGTTTTGCTGAAACCCTACTTAGCCAAAGCTCGCCCTGAGTATAAATATGCAAAACGAGATGATGACAAACAAGGTCCATATGGACAAAGAATAGTTCCTGAGGTTGTACCGATGGAGGTATGTGATACTATCATATACGATAGATATTTAATGCATGGAGTGGCTAAAGTGCGCAAAGGGTATAGACTAGTTTTAGTTAATTGGTTTGAGCCTGCATTATAGTGTTGACAATAAGATCATATTGATGTATAATATGCTCTTAAAGTGGTTGAGTGTTTCTGGTACACTCCCACTTGAGGCAAGACATTCGTGAGCGGGGGAATGTCAGGTAAATGGCGAGGGTAGATACGAGGGGCCAATTTATCATCTTTTTAATAATGGAACTAATTGAATGGCAGATAATCCAACAACCAAATTTAGACTAGATGATCCTTATGTGGATTATAAGGCTGTGCCTATTCATGATTCGCCGGTTGTAATTAATTGGAAGGGCAAGATTGGATATGGAGATATCATATCTCCAATTTGCTATGCATTTAATTTGGCTGAAAAGAATCAAGTAGATGTTGTTCTAAACTTCCACTGGGAAAATGAAGCCCCGTCCAAATATAAACCAGAAGACAAAGAGACTATCCAGGAGTGGGTCGACTTCATAGCTAACAATACAATGCCTGTTGAGTTCTTCGACGTACAAGTCAATCATGTGTATGGATCCAAAATAGGATTCAATCATGACAACTATGATGCAGATGATATATCGTTGCACAACATGAGGTTTTCCACGTTCGGCCTCACTGATGGTGACAATGCTCATGAATCATATAAAACGCTAGCATTGGTTACTACCATTAAGCACAAGCAGCAAATGAAAGACTATGATGAGTCTAAAAAGTGGAAGGATCCAATTGGAGACTCTCCTGGAATATATGTGTGGCCAAAAGTGTCATCGATGCTCAACAAGAGAGGGTGGGACACAAGGCACGTACACTACGAGCACTCATGTGCCCAAGCTGTTAAGATATTAACAAATTGTCGGTGTGTGTTTGGATACCACGGAGCTCATATGTGGATGGCCAAGTGGCTAGGACTTCCTATGATAATATTTAGCAAGGGTGGCAAGCGCCGCAACAACATAACAGAGAAGGCCTTTCCATGGGCTGTGGTATACGAATACTGGACTGATTTTAATATAGACTCAATCGAGGAATTGATTGCCTTGTCTATCAATAGGAGGGACGAACAAATTGAAAAGCGAAAATACTACATCACCAATCCAAATCTTTATCGGTTACGAGGAAAGCGAACGTAGAGCTTATGATGTATGTGTCTCTTCAATTAAGTCGAGATCCAGCATTAAGATCAACAAGCTGCATACATCGACATTGCCAAATTGGTACAGAGAGAAGGAGCCATTTCAATCAACAGACTTTACGTACACTAGGTTTTTGTGTCCCGAGCTGATGGACTTCCAGGGCATCAGTATATTTTGTGATTGTGATTTTTTATGGCTATCTAATCCAGCTAACTTGATAGACTACTTATCACCAGAGCATGCTGTGTCTGTTGTTAAGCATCCACAGTACATACCCAACAGCGCGATCAAGATGGACGGCAAACCACAACACAAAATGGGAAGAAAGAACTGGGCATCGATGATGGTATTTAACAACTCTCATCCAGCCAATAGAATACTAACTAACAAGTATGTTAATGAGCACGTGCCAGGCAGAGACTTACATACATTTAAGTGGCTAAACGACTCACAGATTGGATCGATCCCGCTCGACTGGAACTGCCTTGACGATTACTATTTATTAGAGAATCCAAAAGCAATTCATTACACAGATGGTGGTCCGTGGTTTGATAACTACAAACAGACCATGTATAGTGACCTTTGGCTAGAGGAAGAAAAAACATTAAATGAAGCCTAATGATATTACAGTAGTCATGACATGGTACGGTCAGCAAGATCACCTGC